TAAAGCGAGCCATGTTCAACCTGATTATTTGAGCTAACGCCACCAATTTGAACGGTGACACTTGCGGTATCTGATTGGATGGCTGAGATTTGATTCAACAGCTCGGATCTGTTTTCGTGATCCATGGCTATTCATTGTCGCACGGGTATATAAAACTACTTGAACCATGGTTCAAAACAGTTTTAAAAAGAAAACCGTTTGTTGCTTACGAGCTTGCAACAACGCCGTGGTGTGGGCACACGTATTCTTTCTCTGGCGCGTCAGGGTGTCGTGGGAGTCCAAGCCTTCCATCTCGCGGATGTGTGCGTAGGTGGACGGACTTTGGGCACCCTTTTTCGCCACAGGTGTCACCGTCTTCCCATTGATTAGCTGCCATATCTTCAGTTAGTGTATCTCGGTTCTGTGCTTGAGCGATGGATTCTTCGAAGCTATCTGCCATAGTTGTGTTATTCCTGTAGTCCTGCCAGCACTGCCGCGTTCGCTTCTTCGGCCGCTCTATTCGTCGATGACATGATTACCGTAACTTTGCCATCACGACATTTTTGTTCACTAACATGATCGCCACAGACTGGGAACGCGCTGCCGTGATTACTTTCTTCTTTGTACATTGTCGCCGTCTCTTCCGACTCGTAACAAGTCGGATGGGAACACAAGTGTTCGACCATTGTCACTATCAGGGGAACCAGTCGTATGACTAATTCCCTTACTGAAGAGGGTGAACCATGATTCAAGGGTGGTTGCCCTTATTCCCAAGCAATCACTCTGCCCGGTCGGGGGTAATCCGATAATGGGCCACTTTGGAGTGACTTTTTGACAACCGTCATTGTTGTTCCGGCTTCTTTTGCGACTTCTTTTGCTTGTCCGTCACTTCCCGCACGTTCGTCCATGTCTGACACCAATATTCCGTTTTTCGTCCATGCGTAGGACAAGTGGGGAATTTGGTGTTCTTCGGTGTGAAGACTCTGGCTGGTTACTCTTTGCATCGTTTTGAGCTGGAATCCCTCTTCGTCACCACAGTCCCAAGGGCTCGCGTTGTTGGTGCCAAGGTCGATTCCCATGTCGTCCATGGACGCTAAGGCTTTGTGGAAGTCATCCGTTTCGCTAAGCAGCCGTTCGGCTTCCCATCCTAATGACTTTCGTAGTATATCGTAAGCCACTATTTGGACAGGTTCATATTTTCTATCCTTTTCATTACCTAAGAATTCGACCAAATGAATTACCTTAGTTATCATGTCTGCGTCTTCATTTTCATTATCTGGCTCATAATTTGTTTTTGCCAGCTTTTCGACCACTTCTTGAACAGTTAGGTCATTTCTGACTACAATGTTCGTTAATTCGGTCGATCCTGAAGTCTCTGAAAATGTCTCCTTTACATCTTCATGAGTAGACAACCATCCAATTTGGTCAAGATCTTTTTCCAAATCTTCAGAAAAGTCCGGTGTAATGAAAAGACCACAACTATCCGGCTTAGTGCCTTTTTCCGGTGTGACAATTGAAAGCAAATCGACCGGTCGATTAATTGAATCAAATGCTGACTCAACTCGATCGATTTGTGCGATTACTGGGTGTTTGTCGAACGATTCGTTCATGTCGGTGTCGGTGTATAGTTTTTGCATCGTAGTGTGTCCGGGGTTCGCGGTTTTTGTTTGTTAAGGATTAGCTACGCAAAGTTTAGCAATTAAAGCCTAAACTTAGCTAAGTCGAAAATCCAAAATTCCGACATACGTAGGATTCCGGTGTAATGAACCGGGAAGTGTCGCATTAACGACAAGGGCAGATTTGGGCTCATGCAACGGTTGGTTTGACGCGCTACTAACCGGCCAGTGTGTTGGGTCATCTCAAATCTGTTTGCTGGCTGGGTTTGGCTAACGCTACCAAACGGCGATGAGTGAGCTTACATCGACCGCGCGGCGGATCTCTCCCGCGCGGGTGTGATTACACGTACACGGGATAGCCATATAAGTGTACCGGTTTACTTGTATTCATGTCAATAGATAAAATCAAAATGTATGTCATGGTCTTTAGTAAATTTGTTTACATATAACTGAGTTGATGTGTTGGTATTTTTTTATAACAAAATTTATTCTTTTTTGCTGACAGGACAGCCTACTTGATCGCAAAAATATTCTGAAATCTCATCAGACATTATGGGTATGACAAAGACTACCATGCCACCATAGGGTAAAAAACAAATCACCTCAAAACGGTCTACCCTCAAAAAATATGAGAACTAAAATCTGATCAGACATAATGGCCTAACCGAAATCTTTAAGTACGTATAGCCCGTGTAATAATACAAGGAGTGAAAGAGGGACAGCCTCTTAGTGGGGAAATTAGTACTCTGTATCGAAACCTTTAAGTGTCAGCAGCACATACTGTCAAACACGTGATGTTATCCGTGCAGAACTATGACCGATTTGACAGAAGCAATGGTAATGGTTCACGGAGCGCGGAAGAGGATTGGTTGGACGAGAATACAACAGCCAAAGAGAATCAATGGTCTACTGCTGAAACGACCTTTTATTACTGGGAGTCTGGCGCAGGACAAAGCCAGCATTATAAAAATCTGTATGACGCCCATCATGGAAAGGGTGAAAGCGATCGAGATTTCACAATTCGTCGCTCTCATATCGTAAATGATGCAAAAACATTTGTCAGCATTTTAGAAATGCCTGACCCTGAGGCGGAGCATGTAATTGCTCTTGCACAAGAACTTGACTTTTCTTCAAAAAAGTTTGGCGGAAAACCATACGAAAAGATTCTCCTTGCTGTTTGCAGTCTCGTTTCCGACGAAGCACTTTCTCGAAATGTCAATCAAAATTCGATAGATTCTTCCTTAGCGAATCAGCGACTTATTTTGACTGACGAGTTCCGTGACCTAATGGACGTAAATAATCTTGGATCAAAAGAACATAGCCGAATACGGCAAATGTTGCGGGAGAAGACAGAAAAATTTTAGGATATATCTACCCCCATTTAAAGACCCAAGGTATAGTATATAAAAGAACTGCTCGCACTTAAGTGCTGCGAGACATATAGTATATAAATGAAACTTTCTCGGTGAATTTTAATGCCAAATAAAGAAAAAGACGATTACTACTGTAGTGCCGAGGTACGCGATCCGCAGATCCCTGACGAATGGGATCAAGATACAGGCTATTGTGCCAATCGTGCTGGATTTCGTACTGATCACGTTGGTGAAGGTCGTTGTTACCTTCATGGTGGAATTTCCACCAATCACGGCACAAACTATGCTGAAAAGCATGGCTTGTATGCAGACAGACAGAACTACTACGATAACCGTTCTTCAGCAGAGCAAGCATGGATTGACTCAATTGTTGAATCAATCCTCGATCGAGCACCGTTCGGGCCTGATCAAAAGTACAAACTCGAAATGGTTCGGAACGTTGCTATCGATATGCACAAAATGAAGAATGCAAACGACTACATTGATGAAAAGGGGGTCGTTCATAAAGATAAAACTGTCGGCTACACTGATGACGGCAAGCCAATTAAGATGGATGAAGAGAACGTTATCAATATTGCATATGATCGTCTTGATAGATCGACAACACGAAAGTTAGAGAAGCTTGGAGTTCTCAATGACCCCGAGTCACAAAAAGCTGAGGCGAATCAAAATATTGCAAATGAACTCAGCGAATTGCGAAAACAGCGTGAGGAATCAGATGATTGAAGAGTTTTCCTCAGGCTATTACCGGGCAACAATGAATGTACAAGAGTACGAAGACGGGCCGGTAATCGAACGAAGTCTCTATGACTTCATCAACCGTAAACTATATGTTGGGAGTGACGTTCCTGTAATGATGCGTGTTGGACTTGATGCAGGCGAGACATTTGCAGTCGGCGCAGAAAGTGCGATCCCAAGAGATGTGCTGGCACTCCCGCAAGAATTGTGCTCGGATGAAAATGAGAGTAACGTCTTCGTGCTAAAACCAGAGTATGTTGATACGGTGGGAAGATACAATGGTTGATGCAGAAAAGCTACTTGACGAACCATCTTACTTCGTCGAGCACTACATTGGAATAGAGCCATTTGAGTACCAGCGCGACTTTATGGATCATCCATCTGATCGAAAAGCATTTGTCTCTGGACGACAGGTTGGTAAGTCTCGATCTGTTGCATGGTACGCATTGTGGAAGGCTGTTACGTATCCGGGGAGTGAGATCCTCATTACAGCAAAAGCGCAGCGCCAGTCGATGGAGCTGTTTAACCAAGTCAAAAAAGAGATGCGCATTTCTGACATCTCAAATGAGGACTGGGGTGTTGAAAAAGACACACGAACTGAAATTCACTTTGGCAATGGTTCACGAATTGTTTGTCTTCCTGTTGGGCGAGATGGGTCAAATATTCGTGGATACGGGACTGATCTTGTAATTGTTGACGAGGCGGCATTCGTTAAAGACGAGATCTTTCAAGAAGTTCTTGCACCGATGCTTGCTGTTGGTGACGGGACATTTATTCTACTTTCAACACCATTTGGTAAGAAAGGATTCTTGTACAATAAGTTTAATGATGATAGCTGGTACACAAAGCAAGTTCCGTCGTCTGCTAATCCGCTTGTTGATGATGATTTCATCGAAGAGCAAAAACAGCAGCTAACAAGCACACAATTTAAGCAGGAGATTCTCGGTGAATTCGTTGAGTCAAGT